AGATAACATAATCTCAGTGTACAATCTAATATCCTGGTATGCCTGAGACTGTATAGCTGTAGCAGTTAGAGTATTAAATACCCCTGCGGATTTATTTTGTGATGGGCCTTTTAGTATTTCCTGGGTAGGATCTAAAGGCGCTAGTTTTTTCTTTATTGCGTAGTTAAGCCACTTTTCTGCATCCCATCCATGAGGCACCATAGATGCATTGTAGAATGTCATTGTTCCAAAGTTAGCGGCAATTTCTTGTTCTCTTTTCCAATAAGCAATATCATAAGAGTAGTCAAGAGGTTTTATTACATCCATCAAGGAGTGTACCTGACCTTGGTTAGTATTGTAATACTGTCCTACAAAATTAGGGTTACCTTCTGATAGTTGATAAGGAGATCTAGACTGAAACTCAATAGGGCCCCAATCTACTAGTATATCGTCCTTAATTAAAGTAGCTTTGTACCATTCGTTTACCCAATACCAGCTACACTTTTCTCCTTTGTTTTCGTCTACTGGATATCCTTCTGGAATAATCATTTTTTGCTCTGAGCCATCTAGTGGATCATAGTAAGTTAGCTCTCCTATTTTTTTACGAGACCTCCAGTTAACATATGTAACTAATAAGTTACCATCGTTATCTACAAAGTTTCCTCCATACTGACTAATATTAGGAGGTACTATAGTTACGTTAGGTAAAGTGCTATCTGCGGCAGCTGCCATTAAACTATTATCTATGGCGCTGTATGGGTTTCTAGCTTTGCTTTTAGTATCTAGCCCTTCTTCTAATTCGTCTATTTCTTTAGGAGTTAGTTTATCGTAATAGCGATCTACTATCTGGCCTACTGACTTATAGTCAAACCATACTATAATATCAGAATCTTCTACTTTTTCTGAGTATCCAGATCCTAGTGTATAAAACTGTAAAGGGTTTACTTTTTCTATTAGCAGGTCTCTTCCTGTAATATCTATGTACATAACCTCTTCTCCACATACTAGAGCATCTTCCCAGCATTGAGCAAATTTATATTTAAGGTCATTTCTTTGTACTTCTCTCTTTAATATCTTAGTAGCCGTCTGCTCTCTAATGTCTTGGTATTCGTATTTTAAGTACTTAGATAAGCTTTCTAGTTCTGCCTGTGCTGATCGTTCATCTAATGACTCAGACATTACCATATTTTGAACTTTGCCTATAAGCAAGTTCTTTAAGTCTTTTTCTTTCTTATTTATTCCGTCTCTATCTTTAGAAGAAAGGAATACTTTAAAGTTTAAGGGGCGTTTTAGTTTCTCACCTATTAGTAGGTTTACATAAGCGTTACCTCTTCCAATGTGTTTAAAGGTATCTGGGAAAGTGTCGTCTTTTAATTTATGAGGGTTGCAAACTACTTCTACATCCTCTAAATTAATTTTATTTATCCTTAAGTTATAATTGGTTATTTTATTTCTAATTGATTTCCTAATATTGCTATTATTTTGAAAGATAGGCTCCGCTGCTGCTTTAGCACATTCCATTGCCCACTTTTCGTTCTTTTTAGCTTGAGGAATTTTTTGCCTAGGAAAACTTGAAATATAATTCGACATGTTTGCAAATTTAGGCAAAATTAAGTATAAGTTTTATTAATTACTTATTTTCACCGTAATCATATATAGTGGCTTTTACTACTCCTATTTCTGATTTATCAGCTCCTAACCCAAATTGTTTAAAGTAATTAGATGCAGTATAAACTTCTTGCTGTTTTTGGGAAGTAGTCTCTTCTTCTTTGTATAACGTATTGTCATACCACATTACCTGTATAAACGCAGATACTCTATCAAAGTTTCCTTTAGGATTCCATTTAATTAACTCTTCTAGCAGTCCTAATGATTTTATTTGATGTAACTGTAAAAGGGTATCCCCTTCTTTTAAAATCCTTAGTAAGTGAGATTTAATAAAGTTACGTCCTGTATCATTGACTCTAGTTGTAGCAGGTAGTCCTTTAGATGTGTTAGTGTTTATTCTATAGGTATCTCTGTTTCTAAGCTCCATAGGAGTTTCTGCTAATAGATGCGTTTGGTTTCTATTAGAGAAGTAAGTGTACATTCCTAATAACGATTGCTCATACATAATACTGCAATTGTAGTATAGTGCTAATCTTCTAGATATTTCATAAGCTTCGTTAGGGTCTTCCCTTCTACCTGTAAACTCTGCTACTATTTTACCTGTCCATCTATCAAATACTAAAGCACAGAATAAAGAGTCTGTAGTAGACAGGGCCTTATCTACACTATCTACTCCTATTATGTATCTATTAAAAGGTATAATGTTTTGGTCGTTGAGCTGTGGTTTTTCAAATAACTCTATAGCTCCTTTTTTAGAATAACCAGGAGGTAGTGGGTATTCTCTAATAGGTTTTAATTCTAAGTCTGTTTTCCATTCTAGTTTTCCTTCTGTGTAATTAAGGCTTCCTACATAACTAGCGTCGCTTCCTTTATGGGGGTTAGCTAAAAGGTCTGCTAAATGATCTTTTAATAGTAAAGAAGGAAAGAAGTTATTTTCAGGATCTAAGAAAGCTTCAGAAGGTAGACGAGGTGCGTTTACTACTAGGGACTGATAAACTCTAGGGTCTGGGTTATTTTTAGCTTCTGTTCTTTCATACTGGAGCGCTATGTTAGCTTTATCTTGATCAGTTATAAACTCAGGTTTTATCTTATACTCATTCCTTGTCTTATCAATAGGAACAAAATATCCTATCTTACCTCTTTGTTCAAATATGTCTTCAAACTCTATGCAATTATAGTCGCCAGGATTTCTAAATATTTTTTCTGCATATTTTACAGCAGCCCCTTGAAATAAACCTCCTGTACCTAACATCCATATAACTAGGTTCTTATGTTCTTTAGATGTTTGAGATCCCATCATAGCACCTAGGGCATCTATAATATTAGTAAAGAATCCAATTTCATCTAATGCTGCAAGGTTAGGTCTACCTGCGTTACCTGCCATAGGATTATCCTTAAAGGTACGATGGTATAACTTAGAACCATGCTTAGAAGTTAAGTTATGGTTAGCTTGCCATGATCCCCTAAAGGAACATAGAAAGGGAGCAGGATACTTTACAGAGTCTCCCTTTACCCTAATACTTTCGCCTCCTTTCATGTGAGTCCATGCATACCTTACTTTGTCTAGTAACGGCACTGTGTACTTTGTATCAATAGCTCCTACTATAGTATCTGATACAGTATACATTCCTTTCTTAGCTTTTTCCAAGTAGACGTCGTAATCTGTGGCGCCTCCAAATAAAAAGTTATGAGATATTAAACCTGCAGTAGCAAATGACTTACCTCCACCTCTAGCCTGAATAGATATAAAGTTTTGTGAAGAGTTTTTGTATAAAGGCTTTCCTAAAGAGTTTCCGTGATTTTTTCTTAGATAATCCCTAGCTGGTACATATATCTTAGATGCTATTTCTTCTTCGGTTATTCTCTCAGTAAGAAGTGCTAGTTCTTTATTAGGGCCGTAATTTCTATCACATGTATATTTATCATCTTCTGTAAATCCAGAAAATCCTCTACACTCCTCATAGTAGTAAAATAGTTCCCAATCAATGTCTCTAAGGAATGGAGTACCTGGCGATAATCCTTTGGTAAAAGAATCTTCTATTTCTATATGATGCCAATTAACATAGTAGTACAAAGTGCCAGGCATCCATTTTCCTTGCTGCCAATAACCTTCTATGCATTTTCTTTTCTCTTCTTTAAAAAAGGTTAGCCTATCATAATACTGGGTAATAGGATGAAATGACGGTATATTTTTTATTAAGAAGTTTTCGTTACTTACCATTATAAGTATCCTTGGTCTGTAAGTGACTCATTATCAGGGCTAGCTACTATTGACTTTTCTTCTGCTAGCATTTTTTTAATCTTCTCGTAGTCTGCATACATCTTAGGAGTTGTAGAGTATGCCTTGTCTAACTGCTCTGCAGTACCTTTTTGTAATATAGGTTGACCTGTTCTAGAGTATTCATTATCTCCTGTCTTTGGATCTATCTTAAACTGATCAAAGTAATACTCTTGGTTCTTTAGGTAACTGTCTCTTTTATGCATTAACTCATTCCAAGCAGTTAAGGATTTTTCTGCTTGTGAGATTTGAGTGTCTTTAAATACCTCAATCATTGGCTGGTAGTCTTCCCAATTTAAAGTAGGCTCTTGTATAAAGTCGTCCTTAATACGATCATACTTATTAGTTAGGTTATACCAGTTAGAGTTATGGCATTCTGCTAAGGCGATCCCCCATAATATTTTAGAGCTTTTAGATTTATTCTTTGACTTATCTTTTTTATAGAACTCACTAAAAGGCATAAGTATTTTAAACTCAGGATATGAGTCCCAAAAATTTCTTTCAGTTTCAAAATCACTTATCATTCTTTAAAATATACTCGTTTCTTTTCTGTATCTTAGATGTTATAGGTATAAACTTACCAAACTTACTCAACATTATAACTGGGAAGGTATCCTGGAGGTACTCGTTTTGGGATGTAACTACTATCGACTTCTGTATCTTCGCTCTCGTCAAATGAAACTGTAGACTCCACAGCCTCAGGCTCTCTTCTGGGCTCAATTGGTATTTCTTCCCTATCTCTATTATCAGGTTCTTCTGCTTCGGACTTAGTACCATCTTCTTTATTGTTTTCTACAAATACAAAGTTTATCTTAATGTATGGGTTATTTATAGGATCTACTCGTAGTCCTTCAGTTATTGCTCTGTAAGGAGTCTTTTCTAAAATAGGATTACCTTGATATTCTTTTTTAGATAGGGCTGATAGAGTTAAGTTTATTTGATTTTTATTCATCCCACTGTGTTGTTCTATTAACCCTTTACCTTCTTTTGAGAAAACGTATCCCCACCTTATATTTTCTTTAGCTCCTTCTGTTTCCTTGTAGATAGTAAGGATGGCGGATATTAATTTAATCTCGTTAGGAGTTAGATTAAAAAAAATATTCATGAACGTCAAGTACTGCTCATGTATTTTAGTTATGTTAGTGGGGATGTTGATTTCCATTAGTACACTGTTTTTTCGGTACTTAAAGTTAAATCGGTTTCTTCATGGAGACTCCCATCCTCAAAGAGTACTTGATAAAAAACAACAGGATTCTCTTTACTGTGCCTATATACTATAGCTGTTACAAGTCCTTTATCAGCTTCTCTGTATATCCTTGAGTAAACTACATCTCCTATATTGTATTTATTTTGCTTCGTAGTCAATTTGAATTTTTCCATTTTCAAAAATTATGCTTATTCTTTTGACGTCTTCTTTAATAAAGATTGATTTATTTAGTTCATAGTACCCTCTTTTTTCCTTAGGAAGTATAAACCCTTTATCTTCTATTTCTTTTACTGCTTGTTTTATTCTTATATCAGAGTAATCAAATTGACTTCTCCATTTAAAAGTATTTTTAAACAGATAGTCTTCGCCTCTAGATAACACTCTTAATATACTAACAGCACAAGGAGATATGTTAGTAAAAGAATAGAGGGTCTCTAAAAAACCCTCTATATCTTTATTACTGTTAAGTCTGCCATTTTTATTTAAACCTACAGTCATGTACCAAGTTAATATAATTACAAATATACTAATTAAATTAATCAGTAGCTTTATTTATCACTTTTTCTTTTAAAATCTCCATAAGTTTAATTTTAGCTTCTTCTTGTGTTTCTGCCTCGATATCGTAGCTGGCATCATCAATAGAGTTAGTAGCTTTAAATTTAGAGTCAGCTCCTTCGATAGTAAACTCATCTATATAGGGAGTAATTAAGTAAAACTTATTTTCTTCTAAGTTTAACCAAAGATTGCCTGTAGTAAATATCCAGTTCTTTGGATTATCCATTACTACCTGCTCTCGTTCTTGTTTAGGGTCTTGTGCCAAATGAGAGGTCAATACGTTTAGTATATGCTCTGTTTGGTTGAGTCTTTGCTGCATATAATCAGCTAGTCCCTGCATGTCTTGGGTAAGATGCGCTACCTTAGCAGCCATCTCTTCGTTTTTAGTCGGTTTT